AAAGCATTGGTAGCGGAACGTGCTATATTCTTTGTTATTTTGCCTTTCTTTAGGTTTTGTGGCGATCCTGGTCTCAGAACGGTATCAGCTGATATTTCCAGAGACGAACAAATACACGTCGCCTGTAATTCTCTCGTTTGTTCTGCTATGGGTCTACGCCCTAGTAATTCTTTGGACAAACTTAGGAAGGCCACGATTAATTGGATCTTTCAACCACTAGGTATAAATACTACCGATAAATATTTGGACAAAAATTTTTGGCTGGATTCATCAGACCGATTAATGTATGAGGGCAAAGCACCTCAACTTTCTGACACCAGATCAGCCCGTATGCCAGCTTTCTTTGAACATGCCAACACAAATTTACCCCAGTACGCTTAACATCCATTCGGAGAAGCTAGAAAAATTAATTGAAGATTTAGATAATCAATTTCCACCTCACACCATCCATCCAAAAGAAGAGATTAATTCTATTATGTATAAGGCTGGACAACAGTCTGTAGTAGAATATGTAAAACAATTATTAGAATAATATTATGTGTTTATTTGGACAGAAACAAGTGACTACTGCAGGCGCACCTCCTATAATGCCTACGCAGAATCAAGACACTAGTTTACCTGAAACAAGAGAAACAAAAGATGCAGATGAAGTAACTGGTATTAAGTATGGCAGTTCTAAAAAAGATACAGGATCAGCAGCTGCTAAAAGAACAGGTACTGATGCTTTAACAATTAACTTGAATCAAAATCAAGGTGGTTCAACCACTGGAGGAGTAAATGTATAAGGCAAGTCAACGATACACCCAACTCTCAAACAATAGATCACAGTTTCTTGATACAGCAGTTGAGTGTTCAGAACTTACCTTACCTTATCTCGTACAACACGATCTAAAACAGAAAGGTGGCAAGCAACACCTACTACAACCATGGCAATCAGTAGGAGCCAAAGCGGTTGTTACATTAGCTTCAAAATTAATGTTAGCAATGCTCCCTCCTCAGACAGCATTCTTTAAACTACAAGTCAGAGATGATAAGTTAGGAGAGGATTTAGATCCAGCTATAAGAAGTGAATTAGATCTTTCTTTCTCTAAGATAGAAAGGATGATCATGGATTACATAGCTGCATCAGATGATAGAGTTGTAGTACATCAAGCATTGAAACATCTTATTGTCTCAGGCAATGCACTTGTCTTTATGGGTAAGGATGGTTTAAAACATTTCCCACTACAAAGATACGTTGTTAACAGAGATGGTAACGGTAATATAATAGAGATTGTTACTAAAGAAATCATAAGCAGGAAGGTGCTAGGACTTGAACCTAAACCAGCATACCCTAATGATCCTAACAATCCATCAAAAGAAGGTTCAGATGAAGACGACGCAGAAGTATACACATGCGTTAAAGTGGACTCTAGCAGCGGACGCTGGGTTTGGCATCAGGAAGTAGATGATTTAATGATTCCTGGTAGTCGCAGCACAGCTCCAAAGAATGCTAGTCCCTGGTTAGTTCTTCGATTCAATACAGTAGATGGAGAGGACTACGGACGTGGTAGAGTAGAAGAGTTCATAGGAGACCTAAGATCACTTAACGGACTATCACAAGCTCTTGTAGAAGGGTCTGCGGTAGCTGCTAAAGTTATCTTCTTAGTATCTCCTAGCGCAACTACTAAACCACAGACACTTGCTAATGCAGGTAATGGTGCTATCATACAGGGAAGACCTGAAGATGTAGGCGTAGTGCAAGTAGGCAAACAAGCTGACTTCGCTACAGCCTCACAGATGGCATTGAATTTAGAAAAAAGAATACTAGAGGCATTCCTTATACCAAATGTTCGGGATGCAGAAAGAGTTACAGCAGAAGAAGTAAGGATGACACAGTTAGAATTAGATAATAGTCTCGGTGGATTATTCTCTTTACTAACAGTTGAGTTCTTAGTTCCATATCTAAATAGAATACTCCTTGTCTTACAAAGATCAAATGAAATACCTAAGCTACCTAAAGATTTAGTTAGACCTAAGATAGTAGCAGGTGTTAATGCTCTAGGTAGAGGACAAGACAGAGAAGCTTTAACTTTATTTATACAAACTATTGCACAGACATTAGGTGCAGAAGCATTACTTAAGTTTGTAGATCCTTCAGAAGCTATCAAGAGATTGGCAGCAGCTCAAGGTATAGATGTACTAAACTTAATCAAGACTCAAGAACAACTTGATCAAGAGATGCAACAACAGCAAGCACAAATGGCTAATCAAGAACTTGTTAAGCAAGCTGGATCACTAGCTTCTTCACCAATGTTCGATCCATCTAAGACTGAGAATGCTGAAGATAATGCAGCTGGTATGATGCAACAACTACAACCACCACAATAAGAAATGGCAGAAACATTAACATATGATGCTGGTACTGATACAGTTACCACAGGAGATACTCTTACTCCAGATGAGCAGAACTCACTGGAAGTAGGAGAAGCTTTAGTTGAGCAACAGGAAGGATTACTAGCAGGTAAATATAAAGACGCTGCAGAATTAGAGAAAGCCTATGTTGAACTCAGTAAGAAACTTGGAGAGAAAGGTAATCAAGATAGCGGAGAAGCTGGGGACACCGAAGATACTGCAGAGGTGGAGTCAGAAGAAACAACAGAAGAAACGGAAGAAACTCCAGAAGTATCTGAAGCAGCTGAGTTGATAACATCAGCTTCAGATGAGTTTAGTGAGAAGGGAGAGCTTACACCTGAAACTATAGAGAAATTCTCCAGTATGGATAGCAAGGAATTAGTAGAAGCTTACTTACAAGTTCAAGATTCCTTACCTCAAGCTCAAGCTCAAGCTGCTGATATAGCAGATGCTCAGATCAATGACATAAAGAACTTTGCTGGAGGTGAAGAAGCCTATGGTAAACTTGTTACCTGGGCTGGAGAAAATTTAGGTCAAGCTGACGTAGATGCTTTCGATGAGATCGTTGGTACTGGTAGTGTAGAAGCTATCAAGCTAGCAGTCTCAGGATTGAAGAGTCAGTATGACAATGCAAACGGATACGAAGGACAAATGTACTCAGGAAAAGCACCCAAAACAAATCAAGATGTCTTCAGAAGTCAAGCAGAACTAGTAGCTGCTATGAATGATAGAAGATATGATCAAGACCCTGCCTACCGTCAGGATGTTATTGCAAAACTAGAACGGTCTGAAAACTTATCATTTTAAATCATGCCTACAAAATGTGTGCAAGATAAAATAGCTGCCTACAAGAAGAAACATAATAGGCAGCCTAATCAATCTATTGTTGGTGAATATCAAAGACAGTGCTATCAAAATGAGGATAATAGAAAACAGTTAGAGATTAGATCTAAAGCAGCTACAATGGCAGCTAAAGAAGAATCCGGAAGAGCTAAAGCAAAGTATTAATCATGGCATCAAAAATATATCCTAGTGTTAAACCAGCAGACGGTACTTCTAGATTACAAGCTAATGCATCTTCCAAACAGATAAGAGGTGCAATAAAACCTCTTACAAAAGGTTTAAGAGATTATGATAAATCAGGTGGAGGTCGAAACCCAGCTGTACCTACTGAGAGGTGGATTAAAGCATTAAAAGATGCTATTGGATAAGTGTTTAAAGGTAGACACATGTGTGATAACACTCCAGTCTATGGTGACTGGAGAATATCAGACCATGAAACTGAACTACATTTACTTGACATTAAACACTTACTGACTGAAGATAAAATACAAAGAGTATGCTTTGATGACATTGGTTGGAAAGGTAAGGGTATTGATTTCCCTTTAGATGAAAATAGATATAACCGATGTGATGTCAGCTACCCTTGCATACTAACCGAAGGTAAGAACCCATATAATTGTAAGTACAGAATGATCGATGGAAGACATCGTATTACAAAGATGGTTAACATGGGTTTTAAAGATGCTGATTTCTATATAATTGATTATAATGTGGTAGTTGATTATCACGTGGCGACCTGAACCTTCATCATCGCCTCGGTCAACTTATTATTTAAACAATGAACGATACAGAAGTTATCGCATTACAACCCCCTATTGAATATACCATGAACGAGAACGCAGAAGTACAGAACGGACGCTGGGCTATGCTTGGCATCTGGGCAGCTCTTGGAGCTTACGCCACAACAGGTCAAATTATTCCAGGCGTATTTTAAATGAAAAAAATTACACTAGCTCTCGCAGCATCCTTATTCTCTAGTCCTGTTCTTGCAGGACCATACGTTAACGTTGAAAGCAACGCTAACTACACTGGTACAGATTACACATCTCGTGCTACCGACCTACACATAGGTTATGAAAACAATATCGGCGATCTTGCTTACTACGTACAAGGTGGTAAGACAATTAATGCTGCTGATGGCGTTGATTCAGAGTCTAATTTCTCTGGCAAGCTTGGTGGCAGTATCTCTGCTACAGACAAACTTGGTGTCTATGGCGAAGTATCTTTCTCACAAGTGGAAGACGCTGACAACACCTACGGTACAAAACTAGGAGCAAAATACTCTTTCTAATTAAATGACTACAGCCACACTAACAAAACCAAATACCAACTGGCAGAGTTTATGTGACTGGGTTACGAGCACAGATAACCGCCTCTACGTGGGGTGGTTTGGTGTGCTAATGATCCCTGCACTCTTAACTGCTACAACAGCTTTTATAGTAGCTTTCATAGCTGCTCCACCAGTTGACATAGATGGTATACGTGAACCCGTTGCTGGCTCTCTACTCTATGGAAACAACATCATCTCTGGGGCAATCGTCCCGTCATCTAACGCAATCGGTCTTCACTTCTACCCAATCTGGGAAGCTGCAACCCTCGATGAGTGGTTGTATAACGGAGGACCATATCAACTCATTGTGTTCCACTTTCTCATTGGTATCTCAGCTTACTTGGGACGACAATGGGAACTTAGTTATCGACTAGGAATGCGACCATGGATTTGTGTCGCTTATTCAGCACCAGTTGCTGCAGCCTTCTCGGTATTTCTGGTATACCCATTCGGTCAGGGGAGTTTCTCTGATGGTATGCCTCTTGGTATTAGCGGTACTTTTAATTTTATGTTCGTTTTTCAAGCAGAACATAATATTCTTATGCATCCATTCCACATGCTTGGCGTTGCTGGGGTGTTCGGTGGAGCATTATTCGCTGCTATGCATGGAAGTCTCGTCACTTCCTCACTTATTAGGGAGACAACTGGTCTCACCTCACAAAACTATGGCTATAAATTCGGTCAAGAAGAGGAGACGTATAACATTGTTGCGGCTCATGGCTACTTTGGACGACTTATCTTCCAATATGCCAGCTTTAACAATAGTCGCAGCTTACATTTTTTCCTTGCTACTTGGCCCGTCGTTTGCATATGGCTTACCAGTATGGGAATCTCCACTATGGCTTTTAATCTCAACGGATTCAACTTCAACCAGTCCGTGTTAGCCACAGGTGGTAGGGTTGTCCCTACTTGGGCAGATGTATTGAACCGTGCTAATCTAGGTATGGAAGTAATGCATGAAAGAAATGCCCACAACTTTCCTCTCGACTTGGCAGCTATAGAAGCAACGCCAGTCGTTTAATCAACGTCCGTTCATCCCTTTCAATCAGGGACGCATGACACCCAAGCATGGAACGGGGCTTGGTATATGGATTTTACAATGACTGTAACTTACGTATATCGTGGCGTTGAGTACACCAAAACTACAAAGTAAATTGATGGCTCATCAAACATCAGGGATGAACGCTTATGTAACATCCCTGTCACCAGAACCCGAATCTCATCACAACAAACCAGAAGAGCATGAGGAAAAGAAAGAAACCTTTGACGAGGATATTTCTTTAGAAGAAGCTCTGTCTACCTTGTGAAGAAATTCAACTCACTATGGCTAGTGGTCTTCGGACTGCTAGCTTTTTTTTTACACGTGGAAATTCTTCATTTGAACTACCACAGGTTAGAGACACCTCAGAGTCGGACCTCTAACTAATTGGCTTTTGCCCTCTACGGAGGATACCATTAGCCGTCTAGACGGTGGGATAGACCACAACAAATGATCAAAAAATTTGCATGCAAGAAAGTCAATATAAACTTATTCCATATTAATGGCACATCAAAATTCGTCATTACTCACCTCGCTTACAGCTCCAGGTGCAGATAATGCTACAAGGGCAGGTTCTACCTTTACAACAACAGAACGCAGAGCACTTTTCCTTAAGCTATTTTCAGGAGAGATGTTCAAAGGGTTCCAGCGCAATACAATTGCAAGGGATCTAGTCACAAAGAGAACCCTAAAGAACGGGAAATCTTTACAGTTCATCTACACTGGTCGTACCACAAGTGAGTACCATACTCCAGGTCAGTCCATATTAGGTAACAGTGACAATGCACCTCCAGTAGCTGAGAAGACTATTACAGTAGATGACCTACTTATTAGTTCAGCTTTCGTTTATGAATTAGACGAGACACTTTCTCACTATGACCTACGTGGAGAAATATCTAAGAAGATTGGTTATGCTCTAGCAGAGAACTATGACCGTAAGATCTTCCGTGCGATCACAAAGGCTGCACGTAAAGCCTCACCTGTAACAAAGACAAACTATGTCGAGCCAGGTGGAACACAGATCCAAGTAGGTACAGCAACTAACTCAGGTGCTGAAGCTTATGATCCTGACAAGCTAGTGACTGCATTCTATGATGCTGCAGCGGCACTAGATGAGAAGGGAGTTTCGACTGAAGGTAGAGTCGCAGTACTTAACCCACGTCAATACTATGCTCTTATCAAGGGACTAGATGGATCAGGTATCGGTGCTTACTTAGTAAACAGAGACGAGCAAGGAGATGCCCTACAATCAGGTAAGGGTGTATTCGAGATTGCTGGTATCAAGATTTACAAGTCAATGAACATACCATTCTTCGGTAAGTTCGGTACTAAGTACGGATCTGCATCTGCTACTGCTCCTGGCACAACTGATCCTGGTAACACAGGTTCATTCGTTGGTGAAGCTATGGGCGATCAGCACAACCAAACTGTAAACGACTACGGACAGGAAGCTAAGTTCAACAATACTTGTGGACTTATATTCCAGAAAGAAGCCGCTGGTGTGGTTGAAGCAATCGGACCTCAAGTTCAAGTTACTTCAGGTGACGTATCCGTGATTTATCAGGGTGATGTTATTCTAGGTAGATTGGCTATGGGTGCTGACTATCTTAACCCTGCTGCTGCTGTTGAGTTGTTCTGTGGAACAGCTACAAAGCCTGCTGCATTCGGTTAATGTACATATGGGGAGTTCTCACGCTCCCCTTTTTCTTTATATAATTCTATGGCTTCCACAACAATTGATACCGAGACCGAACTCTCCGCTGTAAATGCAATCTTGGGAGCTATTGGTCAATCCCCAGTAACTTCTTTAGTATTTACTAACCCAGAAATATCCTTCATATATAATTTATTAAGAGATGCTAATGTAGATGTACAGAATGAAGGCTGGCATTTCAACACAGAAAAGCATGTTAAATATACACCTGACTCAACTACAAATAAGATAGCTATAGGTAACGATATTCTAAAGATGGATGTTACTGATGGTTGGTCTAGAAAGCATTATGATGTAGTTAAAAGAAATGGGTTTCTATATGATAAGTATGATCACACAGATGTATGGGATGATGTTACAGAAATGTATCTAGACATCACACGTCTCTTTACTTATGTAGACTTACCTGAAGTATTCAAAAGATATATAGTATATAAAGCTTCTACTAGAGCTGCTACACAACTAGTAGGTAATCCACAATTAGCTAGGTTACTAGCTCAACAAGAGGGCTTAGCTAGAGCTGCCTGCTTAGAGTATGAATGTAATCAAGGTAATCATAGTATGTTTAACTTCCCTGAAGATTCATCCTTTACTACCTATCAACCATGGAGAACACTTAGAAGATAATGGCATCAATTACACAAAGTATACCAAGTTATACAGGTGGTATATCAGAACAACCAGATGAAAGAAAGTTTCCAGGTCAGGTAATTGATTCTATTAATGCTATACCAGATGCTACTTATGGATTATATAAGAGACCTGGATCTAAGAGAATAGGTACTTCACCGTTAGCTTCTGTAGCTTCTGGTGGGTCTTGGTTCCACTACTATAGAGATGAGACAGAAGGTTCATACATAGGACAAGTACAGACAGATGGTACATTGAATGTCTGGAGATGTTCTGATGGTACTAAGATGACTACAGCTTATGGTACTGGTGGTGAATCAGCTATTAAGACATACTTATCTGCTTCTAATACAGAAGATGTACAGTTTCTAACTATCAATGATACTACCTTTGTTACCAATAGAGATACAACAGTAGCTACTACTGGTACTACTGATGCTGCATCTGATACTCATTATGCATATGTAGAGATACTTAGAACAGAAAATGGTAGACAGTATTCTCTTAATGCATATAATGGTGAAGGTACAACAAATATTACTAGAGCTACTAGAGTAAAAATTCAATCTGATACTTTAGATGAAGGTGGTGGTACTGGTCCTTGTCCAGGTATAGGTACTCAAGTATTTAGTGTGAATAGCGGTTCTAAAAAAAATCTTATATTCCGTATTACAACTTTAGGTCAACAAGGCCAACTATTAACTATAGATGATAATGATACTGTACCAGCTTCTTGTTACTCTTGCTCCTATAATAGACGTGTAGAATTACTACATGGTGGAGAAGGCTGGGCAATTGGAGATCAGGCAACAGTTACTTTAAATCAAGCTAAAACTAGTTATAACTATACAGTAGAAGTTGATGATATTGAAACTGTACCAGTCAAATCTGATATAAAAGCAGCTCGTCCAAAACCAACACCATTCGATGCTGATACAGCTGTAACTATTGATACTATTATAGGTGGTATAGTTACAGAATTATCAGGTACTGGTATTACATGTACGGTTATCGGTAACGGTATCTACATGACTAAGTCTAGTGCTTTTCAAATAGAAATACTAGATAAAGACTTGATGAGAGTTATGCAGTCTTCTGTTAATGATGTATCTCTTTTACCTAGTCAATGTAAAGATGGTTATTTAGTTAAAGTTGAAAACTCTCAAGAGTCAGATAAAGATGATTACTATCTTAAATTTGAAGGTGAGAATTCTAAAGATGGTTCAGGTACATGGGTAGAAGTACCCGGTCCAGGTTTAGTCAAAGGCTTTGATAAAGCTACTATGCCTCACGTTATACAACGTACAGCTTCGACTACATTTACTGTTAAACAATTTGATTATCCTGATAGATTAGTAGGAGATGATACAACTAATCCTATTCCATCTTTTGTAGGAGGTAAGATAAATAAAGTTTTATTCTTCCGTAATCGACTGGCATTCTTATCAGGAGAAAATGTTATAACATGCCAACCTGGCACATTAGGTGCTCCAGATTTCTGGGCTAAAACTGCTTTAGCTGTATCTGCTGCTGACCCAATTGATATATCTAGTAGCTCTATGTTCCCATCAGCTTTGTTTGATGGTATAGAAATCAATGCAGGTCTACTAGTGTTCAGTAGTAATCAGCAATTCTTATTATCTTCTGATGATACTATATTAAATCCTGATACTGCTAAACTTAGAAGTGTAGCTACATATAATTATAATACTGATATACCTCCTATATCTATGGGAGTATCAGTAGGTTATGTAGATAACTCTGGTAAGTATAGTCGTTTCAATGAGATGATTAACACTGCTAGAGAAGGAGAACCAACAATAGGAGAGACAAGTAAAATTGTTCCATCCTTACTACCTAAAGATATAGATCTGATAACTAATTCTAGAGAAAACCAATTAGTATTGTTTGGAAAGACTGACTCAGATATAGTATATGGGTTTAAGTATTTCCAGTTAGGAGATAAACGTCAACAAGCATCTTGGTTTAAATGGAAAATAAACAATCCAATTAAATACCATTTCATTATTGATGATGATTATTACTTCTTAGATACAGATAACTTCTTACAGAAGATGAGTATTGTACAAGCTGATGCTGACATTAGTATTGATCAAGATAATGTTAATTACTTATTACATCTAGATAACTATACAACAGTTGCTAATGGGTCTTATAATTCTACTACTAAAGTAACTACCTTTACTAATCAATCTGATTGGATAGATCAAGTTACATCACCTAATGGTACACTAGTACTTGTTGATAGTAATACTAACTCTACAAGAGTAGGTAGATACGCAGCATGTACTGTTGTTAATAGTGATGATTTTACAGTACCTGGAGATTGGTCTAGTGCTACATTAAATATAGGATATCTATATGAGTATTATGTTAAATTCCCAACAATATATAGTGTTAAGACTGAAGGTAATAGAACAGTAGCAGATGTTAATGCTTCTTTAATTGTACATAGAATCAATCTAAGCTTTGGTAAAGTTGGTCTATATGAAACTACTTTAACTAGAGTAGATAGAGCTGACTATACTGAAGTATATGAATCTCCAGCATTGAATCAATATAATATATCTGATGCACCTTATGTAGCTGAAGTGGTTAAGACTGTACCTGTGTATGAGAAGAATAAGAATGTAGATATAACACTTAAATCTAGACATCCAGCTCCTACTACATTACACTCAATGTCATGGGAAGGAGATTACTCACCCTTATTCTATCAACGTGTCTAAGTTTGATATACAAAAACTAACAACTGAGGCTGCTTACGAGGTAGCCTCTAATTTACTTCTAGAAGACCGCAGAGAGGTCGAAGAGGGTCACGGGATAGATCCTATAGACATAGCACATTTGGCTCTTCAGAGACCCTCTGCGATATCTTTCACTGCCCCTAACGGCAAGGCTGCCGGAATGGCTGGCATAGAAGATGATGGGATTGTATGGATGTTATGTACTCCAGTAATCCATCAATACCCAATTGCATTTGTTAAAGGAGCTAAGGAATTTATAGATGGTCGATCTATTAATTTTATCCATAACATAGTAGATGCAAGAAACAAAGTCCAT